GTAAAGACACAAAGGCTTTAGATGACTTAACGTCTCTCTTGAGAGCTAGTGGTAAAGAGATTGATGAAGAAGTTATAAATTCTATGCCTTTTAGTAATTTATCTCAAGCAATCAGAGGTGTAAAAGAAGCCTCTGAAAGAATTGATGCCGTGAATAAAAATGAGTATTTATCTGCACTACAGAACGGAGAAGCTCGTAAGATTGCTGACACCATCTTCAACAAACAAGACGCATCTATGGTTCGAGCTTTTATGAAGAACGATATAGAGGTAGATGTCCCTAGTCAGAATAGAACAATAAAAGTTACACCATTTGATGACGCAACACATAAAGAGTTGGTAGATGGAGTACAAGATGCTGCCATGAGCAGAATACTTCGATCTCTTGGAGACGTAGAAGACGATCAGTTTGCAACTAGATTTTTATCTGGATCTCTAGGTCCTAAACTTAGGGGTTCTTTAGATAATTACGGTCGAGACACTCTAAACGCCATGTTTGGAAAACAAAAGACAGATGAGTTATATAAACTTTCTGAGATAATGATTAGAGCGTCTGATCAACCGTTGAAAGGTAAAGGAGGACTTGCTGCTCCATCTATAGCTCTTGGTCTTTCCATATTTGGGTTAATGACGGCTCCTTTAGCCACTATCGGTGCTATTGCTTTTTACAAAGGAATGTCAACTGCTTTACGAACTCCTGCTGTGATGAATGTCCTATTGTCAAGTCGTAGACCAGGGGAAGACGCTATAGGTCAAGCTTTACAGACGATGAACACAATATCGGCTCAGTTAGGAACACAAACGGTTGTTCGACCTAGTATTGAACAAACACAAAGAGCTACTGCAGCGATATCCACTGCTCTTCCTCAACAAGAGCAAACTAATACCGCTATTCCAAATGTAGCTCCTGCTACTGCGGGAACAGCAGCTAACATTGATCCCACAAACCCTATCGTCAATCCTAATCCAGTGGATCAAGCCTTGGCTCAAAGGTTAGCGGGCACGTCAGCGATTAGTCCACGTCCCCCCAGTTAGCTTGGATATCCTGGTCAACTTTACTAGGAACCGCTAACTCCAATCCCGTTTCCATAATTTTTTTGATTTTTTGTGCCTGCACATCGCTCTCGACAGAAAAACAAAGTTCGTCATGTACTGTAATCAACGGCACAAGACCCTCTTCATAGCAATCTACCATCGCTTTCTTTGTTTGATCGGCTGCCGAACCTTGGATCAATCGGTTCAATGCCTTATAAGTAAACGCTCGACGGATCATAGGTCCATACTCTCGTTCCGCATCCTCATGCTTCAAAGGCTTCTTATAGCCAAAACTTCGTGGTTCCCACATATCGAATCGGCATAAACGTCCTGCTATCGTCCGAATCTTTCCATGCTTGGCAGCTCTCTGCATAACACGCTCGGCAAGGGTCTTAACAAAAGGAACACGCTGATGGTACTTTGCCATCAATGCTTTTGCTTCTTCTGTGGATAGCACAAGTTGAGCGGCCAACTTCCCCACGCCCATACCATACATAATTCCTAGATTCACGGTCTTTGCTTCCTTACGAGAGATGCCTGCCATGTCTGCCACCATCTGATGAAAGTCAGCGTCGCCTTTGTGATACTCGTCAATCACTTCATCAATCATAGGATGTCTGTCTCTCTGACGTAGTACCGAACAATAATGCACCAATAACCTTGGCTCTTGAGACGAATAGTCAAAGCTTCCCCACCTCTGTCCTTCTTCGGGTATGAACAAGCCACGGATTAGCTTTTTGATTTCGGGATCACGGGCAGGTATCTGCTGTAGATTTGGATTCGACGACGAAAACCTACCCGTGACAGTCCCCCCATCATCAGATCGCAACTGGTGAAACTCACAATGTATACGACCTTTGTGCTCATATCGAAGGATACTATCAATAAATGTACTATCGGCTTTGTCAGCCTCGCGTAGTTTTACAATAGCCTGGGCAACTTCATGAGGATGTGCCTGCAAGAACTGTTTGGTAAACGAGGGTGCTCCTTTTTCTGTGGTAGGATACGTTAGGTCAAGTGACTTAAAAACGTGCTCTACAGAGGCGTTTGCCCACGGCTCTATGTTTACTGATGTTTTGTCTTTGATGAACTTCTTTAGCTCGGAAACGCGAGCTTTGAGCATCTTTTTGGCTTGTTCTGCCTTGTCTAAGTCTACTCGTACTCCTCGCTCTCGCATATCAAGCATAAGCGGTATGAGTCGAGACTCTAAATCAAAGACATCGTGTAACTCTCCTCGACTAATCTCTATGGACAATCGCTCCCACAACTTGAGGGTCATAAGAGCATCTTGCTCGGCATAAGGTCCTACGAACTTCGGGGGTAATCGCCACATATCGCTCTTTGGATCAACACCAAAGTCTCGTGCCGCAGCCCTCATAAGTTTCTCATCCTTACGCATATCGATATAGTCTCGACCAAGATTGTTTAGGCTGTAGCTAAACCTATTCTCATTTACCAAAGGAGCAGCAACCATCGTATCAATGATCTTGCCCTTTACCTCGATGCCCTCGGTTCTCAGCCACCCTGCATCATACGTTGCATTGTGCATTATCTTGGCGATGTTAGGGGTATTCATCTGATCTTTGAGCCAATTAAGCGTCATATCAGGGTCTAAGTTGTGACCATTGGCATGTCTTATAGGGAAATAACCCTTATAATCGCCCGTAGCAACAGCGATTCCTATGATATTGCCATCTTTTCGTGCCCAACCAGGACCTAGTTCCTTTATATGGGGATCTCTTGTTTCCAAGTCCACGGCTATCTGAGAGCAATGTCGGAGGTCTGGATATTCCGAGGGTATGTTCCAATCCACGTCAAGAACATCCATACTTGTTCTTAGATCGTGACCATACTCCTCGAAGCTAATCGTACCCCCGTCTTTTCTATCCTTCGCCATCGTCTTCATTCCATTCGTTGTCTTCACCGGCAAGGGCTGCGTAACCAACGATATCGACCCACGAATCTAAATGTTTGGGTGAGTTAATTAACCTCGACATCTTTACGGCAATCATACATTGATATACTTGCTCAACAGTAATCTTCTGCTCCAATATAACCGACCAAAACTGTGCGATCCGCTCGTGATTTAATTTGGCATCCCCATATATCTTGGCTCTCTTGCTAGATATTAAGTTGCCGGCCTGCTCTAATACTTCTTTTCTCTTTACCATGTTGTATACTCTTTTGTTTATTTTTTTCAATAGTTAACGCACAAGGAGCACATATCTCCTTTACACTTGATCCAATACTCTGTTTTATCGTTAATTGTTTCTGCTTACCGCATACAAAACATTTTGCCTCATGTATCATATATCATACCTATATTTTTTTTGAGATTCAATTATGTGAAGATTGTTCTTCACCCTTGTTAACCCAACGTAGAACACACGATGTTCGTCGTCTTGGTCGGGATTTGTTACGCACGACTTTGTCGAGTCCAAATGAACTACCACATTGTCGTCCTCACCACCCTTCATTGCATGAAAGGTGGAAACCTTCAATCTTGGTCTTTCGGTCAGCACTTCGTTCCTTCGTAGTAAAGCACGGATATAATACCGCTCGTCCTTACCCAACCGAAGCATGTCCAGTGCATCTGTTTCTTTTCGTGCTAACAACCCTAAATTTTGCACTAAAGATTCGTAAGTATATGTTCCGTCAAGAGGTTCCGCATCCAACAAAGGCAACATCCCTCGCTTGATTACGGCTCCATCACCCGTCTTTGGGGCAAGCTCATATAAACTTTTGACCTCGTGGAGTCCTATCTCACGTCCTTTTTGCAGACCTTCCCATATCTTTATGGCTTCAGCCACCTCTAGTTTTACACTTGGATAGCCTTTAATCTCGTAAAACAATCCTTGCTCCCTCAAGTCTGCTGCCACATCACGGGCAAAAGAATTAGTTCGAGACATCAAGGTCCACGAACCTTGTCTCATGTCTATATCAAAGGTGTCAAGATGATGCGACACACTTCCTTGTCTATCCATAGATTTAAAATGTTTTTGTTTTCTATGTCGTATTCGGTGCACAACATTCATCGCCATGTCATAGGCTGACCTTGGTAGTCTATAGCTTTGATCGAGCACACGGACTTTCTCAGAGCATCGCATAAACAAATCGACATTTACGCCTGCCCACCTATGGATCGCCTGGTCATCGTCTCCTGCAAAATATATTTTTTCGGAGTTGCCTGCAAGCTTGAGAACCATCTTCCATTGCAACGGTACAAGGTCTTGTGCTTCATCCACTATAAGTAA